CGTGCATTCACCAGATGCAAGTGTGCCAGCGACCGTGGCAATTGAATGTGTCTACGCGCCGGTGTCCGGATCGCTCATCGCTGGTACTCTGATCGATAGTTATGAGGTATCCCGGCACTTAGCACCGCTGTCTTCCATGACTGGTCACGGTATCTTCGCCGAGTACTACACGCTTGAAGAAGCTCTGTTCGTCACCAATCTGTACCGCCTGTTCGGTCACGACATGGAGTTATACGACGTGGTTACACGAAACAACATCCGCCCGTGGGCTAGTGCTCGAGAATGCATAATTGAACCGGCTAGTATTGACTTCTCACCGGCGCGGGAGAAGCAGATCGCATTCTATACGAACGTGCCCCGCGAAGGGCGCACGCACGTATTACCGAATGTGGGCGCTCTCCTGACTGCCGGGGCATTCAGTGTGGCGTACCAGCGCCCGCTCTTGAGTGTCAATTCGTGGCGGAGCCGGATGGTCCCACTGCGACCGCACGTTGTCACTCGTCGCGTCAAAACTGCGACAAAGTTTTTTGTCCAGGCCCCGATGACATACCGTCCGGTACAGTTCACTGCTATGCCAGCACCTAAGCGCAAGGAGTCGGGTTTTCGCGAACCTCCAAGCGGAGATACCCCGTCGAAGCCCGAGATGCTAAGAGTGCGGCACCTAGCGGATGCGAATGCATTCACGGAACCCAGCGCAATGGATGTCCTGTATGCCGGAGCGAGCGTGGTCGAAAGCCATGGCTCGGAGGCTGCAGCGATGCAGTGAGCCGCAGGGCCGTGGGCGATCTCGAGCCTCGCGAGACGTTCACTGCCCTACAGATCGAGGCCGGCTTAGGCGGCGCGCCGATCCAGACACTCAGGATGAGAGATGGTAAAGCACCGACCGGTATACGGATAACCACTGGCAATAAGATCTACGCTGCTAACTTCCAACAAGCGCAGCACGTACTTATTGACTACGTGCAAGACTACTCGTATACCGGACCTCAAGACCACTGCTACTTTGGCACAGTGGTCAAGGCCTACTATATTGCCGGAGCGATAGGCAGTTACGTATATTACACCGTTGACCAGGAAATGGTCCCAACAACGCGTAATATACTAGGAGCGATATCACGACATTTCCTGCAGGACTTCAGCGGGTACTATAATGCGTGGTGTCATATAGAGAATGTATTCTTCTCGTGCGGCCAGGCAAAACCGCGTGTGAGAGTAGATCTCGGCTGTCTATCGGACCTACCAGCTCCAAAAATATCTGGGCAGCACCATATTCACTTCACAGCACAAGAAGTATGGGACAGCCTGGACCAGGACCAGCAAACCAAGGCCGCACAAGCTGCGCGGCTACCAGCAGAGTCGACGACGAGCATGGTAGCCGGAGTGATGGTGTGGCTCGCATCGTTGCCACGACACATCTACGACAGAGTGGTCGCTACTGATTTGCTTGACGCGGCCACCGTCATGGAATACGCTAAACGGGCTAAGGAACTATCCGTGCGCGCTAAATCGCTGCAAAACATAGTGTTCGAAGACCTACGAACCATATTCGAAGCGGAAGTGTTAGTTAACCGGTCACAAGGAGCTGTTGATTGGCAGGCAGAGCATGACGGACGCGTCACGCCAGAATTGGCACAGCTCAACAGTGACGTAGTCTACCAATCCGCTCTGTGGCTGTTTACGAAGGCAGATGCCACGCGCGGCACTCCGGTACGGATGGACTGGGACAAATTCTGGGCGTCTAGGTGGCAGTGGTCGGCAGCCGGGTCTGTCCATAGTCAGTACCCACAAGATCTAGTAGGGCTACCGGCTGATCGAGAACTGAGGAATAAATTCATTTTGCTCAACATGCAACCGAGTGTGCCAGCTAGCCACTATCTTGATAGAAAGCCAGAACTGCGGGCATGGTCTTCTGTGAAATACGAGTGGGGGAAAGAGCGTGCCATATATGGAACCGACCTGACCAGCTACATCCTGGCACACCATGCCTTCTACAACTGTGAAGATGTCCTGCCTGTGGACTTCCCAGTGGGTCAGAAAGCACGACCATCGTTTGTGACGGCCCGTGTGGGGGCGGTGCTTGAGGGGGCGCTGCCGCTGTT